CTGCAACAACAGCATATTCAACATCAAATGAAGCAACAGGTTCAGGATATGTAGCCGGCGGCAATACACTGGCTGTTTCACAAGTGCCTACAAGCACTTCAACTACTTCATGGTTAGACTTTACAGATACAACATGGTCTACTGCTACTATCACTGCTAACGGTGCTTTAATTTATAACAGCACTAACTCAGATACTGCAGTTGCTGTGCTAGCATTTGGTGGAGATAAAACTTCAACAGCTGGTGACTTTACAATCGTATTCCCAACAGCTGATTCAACAAGCGCTATTATTAGAATTGCTTAATAGGAGCTACTAGTGGCTTCATCTATATTATATTCGGGATACGGTGAAGCGCCATGGTCAGTAGGTAGTTTTGGCGTTGAAGTACTCGTTGTAAATGTAGATGGAGTTAATGCAGCAGGTAATGTAGGTAATACAGTAGTTGCAGCGGACGCTAATGTTACACTGTCAGGTGTTTCAGGTACTACACAACTCGGATCAAGTAATGTTGAAGAATCCGTTGCAATAGATGTAACAGGTGTAAGCTCTACAGGCTTTACTGGAAATGTAACTTCAATAGCTGCAGCTAATGCTAATGTAACAGGTTCTGCCGGTACAGGTAATGTAGGCAATGAATCACTTATTACTAATAACGTAATAGATATTACAGGTCTAGTTGGCACCTCTCAATTAGGGGAAGAACAAGCTGGCGGAGTAGTAAATGTTAATGTTACAGGTATTAATGCTACTGGACAAACGGGTAACTTAGATGTAACTCTAGGTTATTTTGGTTGGGGTGCAGGCCCTTGGAGTGAAGGCTCTTGGGGTGCTGATACAATTCTTATTCAGCCAGCAGGCGTTGTGGGTTCTACACAAACAGGTACTGTAGACTTTAATTTAGATGCAGTATTTAGTGTTACAGGTAATCAAGGTACTACTGCTCTAGGCGAAGAATCATTAAGCCTAGGACATACTGAGTTTGTAACAGGTGTAAGTTCTACAGGACAAACAGGCACAGTAATTGTTTATGAAAACGAAGTTGTTAATGCGACTGGTGTTTCAGGTACTACTCAGTTAGGCGAAGAAACTGTACAAGCAAATGCAGATGTAGATGTTACTGGAAATGAAGCAACAGGTCAGACTGGTACATTAGAAATAAGAACCGGACATACTGAGTTTGTAACAACTGTTTCTGGAACTGGACAAGTCGGCAATGCAACTATTGATGCAAAAGCTAATGTAGATGTAACAGGTAACCTTGGTACTGGACAGGCAGGCGCTGTAGGAACAAAAGTTGGTTATCTAATGACCGGCGTAGAAGCTACTGGAAATATAGGTAGTGTAATTGTCTACGAAAACGAAGTTGTTAATGCTACAGGAGTACAAGGTACAACAGCTCTTGGAGAAGAGACTGTAAATGCTGATGCTAATGTAGATGTAACAGGAAATAGTGGTAATACTACCTTAGGTGATGTTACATTAAGTACAGCTCAAATATTGAGTATTACAGGTGTTTCTGGGTCTACACAACTTGGTGAGGAATCAGTAATTGCAAAAGCAAATGTAGATGTGTCAGGTAATGCAGCTACTGGACAAATTGGAACGGTAACTACAAGCTCAAATGCTGTTGTCACTGTAACTACATTAACAGGTGTAGGTAATATAGGTACCGTAGTAGTTTATGAAAACGAAGTTATTAATGTAACAGGCGTTCTTGGTACTACGCAGTTAGGTACGGCAGAAGTTGACGCTCCTGCAAATGTAAATGTGACGGGCGTTCTTGGTACTATGCAGCTGGGAAGTGCCAGTGTTATAGGTGCAACAACAGTTAATATAATAGGAGTTGAGGGCATAGGCGAAGTTGGTAACAATATATTTACTTTAGTGTGGGGTGAAATAGATACATCACAAACCCCCGATTGGGTTAAAATTGCAGCATAAATATAAGGACAAGATATGTTAATTGAAGCAAAAACGGAAAAAGATGGTAAAATAGTAAATAAATACGAAGTGCATCTAGAATGCACTGAATGTGGCATGAATGTAGATGCCGAAGAATACGAATCAGGAACCTGCTCTGATTGTGGTGCCGCGTGGAATGGTAAAAAACATACAGCCGTTCACGTAACAAGTGTGCCTGCAAGCGGTAAAACTAGCTAATTAGGAGAAATACAAAATGGCAAGTACATACTCAGCATTAAAATTTGAGCTCATTGGCACCGGAGAACAGTCAGGTACATGGGGTAATACCACCAATACAAACTTAGGAACAGCTATTCAAGAGGCCATTACAGGCTCTGCCGATGTTACCTTTGCAAGTGGCACAGTAACGCTTACTTTAACAGATACTAACGCAGCTCAAACAGCGCGTAATTTAAGACTTAACTTAACCGGTACATCAGGTGGAGCACAAAACTTAATTGTTCCAGCGATCGAAAAATTCTACCTTGTTAATAATGGAGTAGCCAATGCAATTACGGTAAAAAACTCAACAGGTACAGGTATTGCAGTTCCAACAGGTAAAGCTATGTTGGTGTTTAATGACGGCACGAATGTTGTTGATGCAGTAACACATATGTCTTCATTGACTTTAACTACAGCATTGGCCGTTGCACAAGGGGGTACAGGTGCTACAACAGATTCAGGGGCTAGAACCAATTTAGGTTTAGTTATAGGTACAGATGTTCAAGCATATGATGCAGACTTAACTGCTCTTGGCGGATTAGCAAAAACTGATGGCAATGTTATTGTCGGCAATGGGACTACGTGGGTAGCTGAATCAGGTGCTACTGCAAGAACTAGTTTAGGTGCAGCTTCTTCTGGTGCTAATAGTGACATTACATCAATTACAGGTCTTACAACAGCATTAACAGTCGCACAAGGAGGTACAGGTGCTACAACTTTGACAGCTAATAATGTAGTTTTAGGTAATGATACTTCTGCTCCTAATTTTGTTGCTCCAAGTACATCAGGCAATATTTTAACATCTAATGGTACTACATGGACAAGCACTGCTCCTGCAGCTTCAGGTGGTTTTGATGCAGGTACTAGAATGGCTTTTAACCAAACAGCCGCTCCTACTGGATGGACTAAAGATACTACAGCAGCTATTAATGACTCTATTTTACGTTTAGTAACTGGAACAGCATCTAGTGGTGGTGCTACAGGATTTAGTACTTATAATGCCGCTACAACAACGGGAGCGACTACATTGAGCACTGCTCAAATTCCAAGCCATACTCATACTTATTCAAAAGATAGCGATACAGAATCTATAGATGGCGTTAGAACTGGTGATACTGCCTCTTTAACAACCACAGGTGCTACAGGTGGTGGTGGTTCTCATACCCACACTATGACTAAAAACATTAAGTTCTACGACTTTATTATCGCTGCAAAAGATTAATGGCAAAAAGGAAGGCTAAGATAATATGTCCAATAACTAAAGGGACTCTTCCTAAAACTTGTAATACTTGTAATCTTTGTATAAAGCAAGATAACAAAAGAGTTGGCTGTGCTATAAGAAAGAATGTAAGAGAGTTATTAAACAAAAAAGAAATGACTGAAGAACTAAATAAATCTTTTATTATATTTAAAAATGAAATAGTATATTCAATTAATAAGACAAATAAATGGCTGTAGATAAAATAAAGTTATGCCCTTGGTTAGGAGAAGCCTGTATTGAGGATGGTTCAATTAGAGAAGGTAAGCTTGTAGGCTGTAATTTTTGGGTTACTGTTGCAGGAAGAGACCCTCAAACAAACAAAGAAGTAAATACAGGTGACTGTGCTATTAACTGGATACCTATGTTATTAATAGAGAATAGTAAAGTTAATAGAGAGACTGGAGCGGCTGTAGAATCATTTAGAAATGAAATGGTAAATTCTAATAAGACAACACAACAAATCTTACTAGAAAAAACAAAAGAAACTAATATTAATAACTTAATCGAGGTAAAAAATGAAACTGACAATAATTCCTAATGATGGTGCGGTCTATATTAATAACTATTGTTATTTAGACTTAGCTTTATCTGGTATACCTACTAATGTTCATGCCTTACAATGGAATGAAACTAAAGGATGGATTGAATACACTGATGAAGCTCCTAACGAAGATATTACAGAGTTACCAAGTTGGACTTCTAGCTGTATTACTCTGTGGAATGAAGCTAAAGCAGAAGAAGAAGCCGCTATTGCTAAAGCAGCAGAAGAAGAAGCCGCAAAGGTAAACTCTGTGTAATGCAAGAGAGTCCTCTAGTACATTTAAACACTGACCCTTTTCCTCATGCAGTTATAGATAACTTTTATTCAGAAGAAGAGCTAGAATTACTTTGGAAAGAAATGGAATATCTTACTTCTCCAAATAGAATGGTAAAGTCAGGAAAAGACCTAGGTACAGCACAAGAAAAGCTTTCAGCAACAACACTATCAGATGGCTATGGAATCTTTTTAGAAGAGATATTTAAAGAGAACACTTACTCTGACATTCTAACCATAACAGATAAAATATTTAATCCGGCTCTTCTTAATTCAATAGCAGAGTTAAATCCCTTATTTAGAGATGTATCTGACCTAAATACTAGTGGAACTAAACTAAGATATTATGAAGATACTGAGGAATATAAGAGTCATGTAGATAGCTCTAGATACACTATGATAAGTTATTTTTATAAAGAACCAAAAGCTTTTACTGGTGGCGATTTACACTTTAAAGACTTTGACTATACGATAGAGATTAAACCTAATAGAGTAATATTTTTTAAAGGTTGCCTCTATCATGCTTCTACTAAAGTAGTTACAAATGAATTTTCTAAGCCTTTTTCAGGAAATGGAAAGTATTCAATAACAAAGTTTTTAGGTATTAAAAATGTTAATTAAATATGACAATTTTTTATGTCAGCAAGAAATAAGTTATATATTAAGTATTATAAGTAGTCCAAGATGGATTTGGGGACATAAGTCTCAACAGTCAGACGAAAGTTCCTTTTGGCAATTAGAAGGGTTAGAAGAAGACTCTTTTTTTAGTGAGCGGATACTGAACAAAATTAAAGAAGTGACTGGAGACAACTTTATAGTAGAACGAATTTACATGAATGGTCAGACTGCGGGAGACTCAGGAAAGCCTCATCAAGACACTAAAGACGATAATGGGAGAACTTTTTTAATTTACTGTAATCAAGATTGGCAGCCTAAGTTTGGAGGTGGAACTTCCTTTTTAAAAGAGGATGCTATTTTAGGAGATGTAGTTACAATTGCTTATACTCCTAATTCTGCTATTTACTTCCAAAATAACATATTTCATTTTGCCTCTCCAATTAGTAGAGACTTCAACGGGTTAAGAGTTACACTAGCATTTAAACTACTGAAGTCTTAACATGAAATACTCTATTTTTCATACCTCTCATTGTGGGAGTACCCTACTATCGGTAATGCTTAGTAGGTCTATAGATACAGTTACAGAACCTAAATGGTCTCATGATATTAGACATACTGATGACTTAGAAACTAAATTAAAGTTAGTACAAGAGAACCACAAAGAAAACTTATTAGTTAAGTACTCTAGTCTATGTACAGAAGTGGCTCCACATATACTAGGTAAGAAAGTATTTTTATTTAGAGATATTATAGACCACTTACAAAAGATAAAGGGCAGCAAAGATGAGGCAAAATTCTGGTTATATAGATGGAATAATTTATTAGAAAGTTCTGATGTATTCTTTTTACAGGCTAATCAATTTTTTACAGATAAACATAAAGCTTGTGAAGACGTATGTAACCATTTTAACATTGAGTATAAACCTGTACAAGAGATAGACTTTCACGTTAAGCAGGCAGGCTATAATCATAATGAAACGCCTATAAGATTATGAAAATACTAGTCATGGGTTTATCAGGTTCAGGTAAGACTACTCTAGCTGATAGATTAAATAAATATCTAGGATATACAAGAATTAATGCAGATGCTGTAAGAACTCTTTGCAACGACTGGGACTTTAGTAATGAGGGTAGAATAAGGCAAGCTAAACGACTAAAAGAGTTAGCAGAGCAGCAAGAGAATAGTATCACAGACTTTATTGCACCAACAAAAGAGATTCGAGATATATTTGATGCTGATATTATTATATGGATGGACACTGTTTCAAGCAGTTTGTATCAAGATACAGACAAAGTATTTGAGATTCCAACCACGCATGACTATAGAGTAACTACTAAAGACGTAGAAAAAGGGTCTCTATTAATTGGGGATAGGATTAACAGTGGACAGCACAATGAAAAACATTAAAGATTATATAGTGGTGTTAAAAAACATAGTACCTGATGAACTATGTGATGCTATTTTAGCTGAGTATAGTAATAGTGATGATTGGGATGCAACGGCAGTGAGGGGTGGAAAGCCCAATAAAAAGATACGCAGCTGTGATGCTATAGAAATATCACAACCATTTGTAATACAAGACAGCGAAGAACGAGCAAGATTAGATGCAGAGATGTTTAAATGTGCTGCTAAATGTATAGAAGAGTATAATAAAAAATTTGACTATGTACGAGTACAGGAAGACACAGGGTATGAGCTACTTAGGTATAATAAGGGTGAATTTTATATTCAACATACAGACACTTTTTTACAAGCACCTAGATTAGTTAGCTGTTCTTTTCATTTGAATGATGATTACGAAGGCGGAGAGTTTGGGTTCTTTGATAGAGAAATGAAGATTAAAGCAGGTAAAGGTGATGTGATAATGTTTCCTTCTACTTTTATGTACCCCCATGAGATTATGCCCATAACAGAAGGCACTAGATACTCAATAATTACTTGGTTTAGGTAGTTAATATGGTAAAATAAGGGCATTGCGTTAGGAGTAAAAATATGCTATCTATATTATCTGGAATTTTAGGTTTTGCTACATCCGGTCTACCCAGTGTGCTGAAGTTCTTTGAGCAAAAGGGTGACCAAAAACATGAACAGTCTATGGCTAGATTAGAAATAGACAGAACTATAGAAATGGCCAAGGCAGGTTATGCATCCCAAGAAAGAATTGAAGAGTTTAAAACAGATCAAGTGGAAATGGAAACCTATGCGGAAGAACGTGTTGCGTTATATAAACATGATACGCAGTTGGCAGAAGGCGCGTCTCGTTGGGTTATTAATCTCCGTGCTAGTGTTCGCCCCATTATCACCTATATTTTTGTTTTTCTTTTATTATTTGTCGACATTGTAGGGATGATATGGGCTATTAAGTCAGGAGTTGATTTTTCTACTGCGATGGAAATTGTATTCAGTGATGAAGAAATGGCTATTGTTGCATCTATTATAGGATTTTGGTTTGGGTCTAGACACTGGGAAAAATAATGAGGGTGAGCGATGAAGGCATCAAACTTATTAAACACTTTGAAGGGGTACGTAAAAAACCTTATATCTGCCCTGCCGGCTATTGGACTGTTGGCGTTGGCCATCTTATCAGTCGCGATGCTAAGCTACCTTTTGAATGGTTTAGGGCTTTATCAATTGGGGAGATAGATGATTTACTTAGAAAAGACCTACGACGCTTCGAGTTGGGAGTACTTCGTCTGTTGGGTACTGTGCAACCAAGTCAGTCTGAGTTTGATGCTCTTGTCAGCTTTAGCTTTAATCTTGGCTTGGGATGCTTTCAACGAAGTACAGTTCGCTCAGCGTTTATACGGGGCGATAAGAAAAGGTCTGGGGAAGTTCTTTTAAAATACCGTAGAGCCGGTGGTAGAATACTACAAGGCTTAGTAAGACGACGACAGGCAGAGCATGCCTTATTGATGAGATAACACTATGGCACTAAAGAAAATAGTATTTGCCCCGGGGATTAACCGAGATAGAACGAACTATTCTTCTACAGGCGGTTGGTATTCTGGCGACAAGATTCGGTTCAGACAAGGTTACCCTGAAAAGCTAGGTGGATGGACAACCATTAACTTTGACCCTTATATTGGTGAAGCTTCTAGCCTTATCTCGTATGGTACAACTGACAATCAATCTATTGTTGGTATCGGCACTAATCAAAAAATATATGTGCTCGTTGGTACTAACCTGTACGACACTACTCCAATAAGAGCTACATTTACTTCCCCTGATACCGATAATTGTATAGACACAACAAGTGGCTCAACAATACTAACTTTTACTATTTCAGGACACAGTGGTAACGACGGAGACTATGTAACCATTAGTGGCGCTGTTGATGTAGGGGGTGTTCCCGCTGGCGAGATTAATGCTGAACATACCATTAGCAATGTGACAGGAACTACGTTTGAGATTACAGTAACTACAGCAGCTACTTCAACAGTGTCAGGCGGCGGGGGTACAAGTATTGTAACTGCATTTCAAATCTCTGTAGGTTATTCAGGAACTACGTTTGGTTACGGTTGGGGTGCAGGTGTTTGGTCACGAGGTACTTGGGGTTCTTCATCAACAACGCCCGTTGCTTTCCCTGCTAGAATTATTTACCAAGACAAGTTTAATAATGACATTATCTACAACCTACAAGCAGGTGACATTTATTATTGGGAATATAACAGCTCCATTTCTAACCGAGGAATACTCCTTAATACACTAGCTAATTCTCGTGCAGTACCTCAACAAGTTAATAGAACATTGTTTGCTCCTAGTGGACACTTATTGGCTTTAGCGTGTACCGAGTATTCAGAAACATATTCTGCTGGTCCAACAATATCTACTATTACTAGAACTGGAACAACAGCCACGGTGACAACTGCAACGGGACATGGGCTTGACCTTTATGACTGGGTAGTATTTAGTGGACAGGCGCCTCAAGTTTACCAAGGGGAGTATCAAGTAACCTCTGTGCCTACTAGTACAACATTTACCTATACCTTACCTTATGACCCTGGAAGTGACGCTACTACAGTAGGTACGTACCAAAATGTTGATTACAGTGGCGGAGCCTATGACCCATTACTTATCCGTTGGGCTAACGTAAACCCTAACTCTGGCCCTCAACCAGAAGAATGGAAACCCGAAATTACTAACAACGCCGGGTTCTTGCGGGTTAAACAAGGTTCAGAAATTATTAGCGCAATTAGAACACGTCAAGAAGTTTTGATATTTACTGATACTGCGTTAACTACGTTACAATTCCTAGGTACAGACGAAGTCTTTGCCTCACAAGAAATTAGTACGGCTATTAATGTGATGGGTCCTAACGTTACTGCTGAAGTGAACAACATTGTGTACTGGATGGGTAACGATAATTTCTTTATGTACGATGGTCGTGTTAATACTTTACCCTGCACACTAAAACAATATGTTTTTGAAGATATTAACAGGGAACAAGGTTTCTTATTTACTTCAGGGATTAATAGTGAGTTCAATGAAGTTATTTGGTTCTATGCGTCGGCAGGTTCTAATGTGCTTAATCGTTATGTTATTTATAACTTTATGGAAAATATTTGGTATTATGGTACCTTAGCTAGAACCACTTGGGTTGATTCAGGTGATATTAAGTTTCCACTATCTACTAACGGTGGGTATGTCTATAGACACGAAGATGGTAAAGACGACGGACAACCTGCAGGGGAAGACCCGTTACCTATCGAAGCTTATATTCAATCTGCCGATATGACCATAGAAGATGGGGACAACTTTATATTAACTAAGCGAGTTATACCTGACGTTAATTTCACTAATTCAGAAACGAAAGACCCTGTAACGGGAGCTACAGTAACTCCTGAAGTAGAGATGACCGTTGGTGTTAGAAACTTTCCAGGAGCTTCAAATAATATGACTGATGTAGAAGGGACCACTTTATCTCGTGACGTGATTACAACAGCAACGATTAACACTTATACTAATCAAGTTTTTGTAAGAGCCCGAGGAAGACAGATGAACTTTATGATTGCTTCTAATACACTAGGCGTTCAATGGGAACTTGGTTCAACTCGTATAGACTTTAAACCCGATGGTAGAAGAGGAGGCGTATTTTAATGGCACAGATTAAAACAACAAAAGGGCCTAATTTAACACCTCCTAATAATGATTATAGTCAAGACCAGCAATTACAGATGCTTAATCAGCTTCGTTTATATTTTAATCAACTAGATAGTAATAACAACGCTGTTAAGTCTAGCATTGATGGGCTTATCACTTTACAATGGTTAGGAGATAACTAATGGCTTTTCAATCAGTTACACCTATAAGATTAGCTCAGGCCGTTATTACTGAAAGTTACC